GAGACTTTTCAGGGTTGAAATTGTGTATGTACTGTACGCAGTTTTCAATGCCATCAGAAATCATATCCTCCTTAAACATGTAGTTGACAAAGTTTGGTTTGAACGATAAGTGAGTAGCAATCTTCAGAAAACATTCTCCTATGTATCTGGGTATTCTTGGTTTTTCATTACCACGAATTTCTGCTATCTCCCTATCTTCTCTAAGTTTAATTAGAGCTGCAAGAAACTCTTTGTTATTGACATAATGTTCAGATCTTTTTCTTCTACCCATAATTCTTGCAGGACTCATATCTATACTCTCTATTATGTATTAATTATAGCATTCAACACAATAGTTGACAAGTCTTTAAAGTAGTAGTAGACTAACTCTGTCGGGGTTCAAGGGCAGATAATCGTTAGTTATTCTTAAAGAGATTTTCTAAAGATTCCTTCGCTTCACTTATAGTAGATATATATCCCATCTTCCTATTGAGTTTTCTTTCTTGATTATAATAATGTTCATGTTGTTTAGAAAATGTTTCATGCATAGATATAGTTTCTAAATCATCAGATTCGCTTAACGTAAGAACATCATCTAAATTAATTACAAATATTTCTTCTTTACTAGTTTTTAACCAAGGTTCTACTCTAAATCCTTGCATACCTGCTCTATTTTTAATTTTATCTATAACAATAGGAGTGGTGAGAACTAAGAACGTTCTATCAGATTCTTCACTATAAGATACTTTAGCGAATATTTCTTCACCAGATTTAAATTTTATAGTAGCATAAAAGTCTTCTTCCATTATTTTATTTGAATAGTGATTATTTCATAATTAAAATTTTCTTCATTATAAATTTTAATTCTTTCAATCAAATGATTGAGAGTATAGTTTTTAGTTGAATGGTACGTACAATCATCCCCTATATCATAAAGGATAGCTTTTATTTTGTCTTTTCCTTTTCTAAGAACCCTTCCAATTGATTGAAGGTTTCTAACGCGG